CGGTACCGGTTATTGCGCCTTCAATTTTCGGGAAGTTTTCCAGTATCTGGCGACGCAGCCTGTCGAGAGAGCCAGCAAGGCCATCAGCGAGACTGGAGCCGATTTTATCCCGCGCCATGCCTGCCATCAGCCCAAAGGAGCGCAGCGAGGTCATGAATTTATTAGAGCTGACGGCGGCCGTATCGGCGTTATAGCCGATTGCCTTCGCCATCGCGGTGTATTCGCCACTAAACTGGCCGATACCGCGACGCATTGCCATCAGGGTGTTTTCATCCAGACCCAGCATCTGAGCGTACTGGTTCGCGCGGTAATACGGCATGCTGCTAAGACGCTGGCCGACGCCGGCAAAGATCGTCGCCATATCCCGCATGTTGCCGCTGGCATCACGCGTTTGAACCCCCAGCCGGTTCAGGAAACCCTCAGCGCCGGGATTGTTACGCATGAACCTGGCAAGATTTTCGAGAGAGCCGCGGGCCCCGTCGACACTGCCGCCAACCTGACTAACCGCATACCCAATCTGCTTAATGCCCTCCACCGTCGCGCCTGTGCGCTGAGAGGCCCAGTACAGGTCGTCGAGACCGCTGGCAATTTTCGCGGTGAATGCAACGACGGAAAGCGCCGCCGCCTCAACTTTGACGCCCAGTTCAATCGCTTTAAGCGTTGTCCCGGCAACGACGGCATCGAATTTTCTGGCGCCAGCCTCATCAACTTTGAACCCAAGCGAGATCAGAAAGTCCTTGAGCGTTTCAGCGTTCATTAGCCTCTCTCCATTTCGCTATACGGTTTTCGTTATCGGCTTTCAGGTCCAGCCAGTCATTCATACGGGCAATATCAGCCAGATCAACTGACCCATCTTTCAGGGCGGTGTAAGGGATGTACCCGGCATCCACCGGGCGCATCAGGAAATCCTCACCTTCTGGCATGGATTCGATGACAGGACCTATGGCTGGGTAGGCGTCCCGCTGCCGGGGAGTTCTTTCAAAAAATTTCCCAGGCTGTCGGCGACCACCCGCGCCACCAGCTGCAGCATCGTGAACAGGTCGATATCGTCGAACATCAGCGCGCCCTGATCGAAAATTTTCACCCACCCTTTTTCATGCTGGCGCATAACAACGCCCAGGCACGGATGAATCACCGCGTTAACGTCCTCTTCAGGCAGAGCTGCCAGCGTATCGGCAATCTTCGGCAAAACGATATCCAGAGCGTCGAACGCCCTTTTCTCACCGAAAACCAGCTTGCCCTCGCTGTCTCTGACCATCATGGATTTCAGCGTGCCAAAGTCAGAAACCAGCCCGGCCAGCACCGGCAGCAGTTTGCGGCTAACCTTCAGTTGCTGGAAAACATCGAGCTTTGCGGTGCGGTATTTAACGCCTTTGATTTCAAATTCCATCTGTTAAAACTCCCCAAGCAGCTGATCAATCTTGCCGCAGTCAAAGACCCAGGAAACCGTATTGCCGACTTTGGCGTTAGCGTGATCGGGTTGCTTCTGGAAAGCACAAGAACGCGCTGTAGTGGTATCACCTGATACTTTGTTGCGAATGACGATGACGTTATTGCCCCACGTCGCCGAGGACAGGCTCTGTGCGTTGTACATCAGCGAGAGCTTTTTGTTTACCGGGGAGGTTTTCAGCAAAGTTACCGTGATAGTGCCGCTCTTTCCGGCGTGCAGGCTGTGCATCACCTCGCCATCGGCACCGATGGTCATGGTGTTTTTGGCCTCTGTCATTGTGACAGTAATGCCCTCTTCGGCGTTCGCTGAGCCGTAGCCAAGCTCAACTAACCCGGTAGGCCCTGCGAGAGAGGCCGAAACATCAAGAAACGAATACGTAGACATCTATGGCTCCTTAGCGCACGACCGTGATTGCGACGGTACCGTAATGAACGGCTCCGGCCAGTTTCCCGGCAACCTGAATTGGCACACCTTTCCGCGCTTCGCGATCGACCTGAAGCTGGTCATCAACGTTTTCTGCCCAGGTGTAATAGCCTTTAGTCAGCATGTCGCCAGTGTTGAGCTGGCCAAGCGGGCCACCAGTCCATTTACCCGGCGCAAAGAGACCGTTTTGCACAGCCTTATCAAGCACCAGCTCAATGTTGGCGATTCGGGTTGTGGTACCGGCGTCGGTCTGGGGGATTTTGGTTGTGCTCGTATAGAGCGTGTTGTAGTCAGCCGTCTGTACGGCGTTCTGCAACCAGTCGAGGCCATGGCGCTCGTCGAAGAAATCGCCGTTTGCCATAACGCCCTGTTCAAGAATCGCCGTATCGTTTTCGTAGTACACGTAAACGTTGCAGTTCTTCGCTTCCAGGTTGTTCGCCTGCGAGGTACCCAGGGTTTCGTAGGTGACGCCCGGCAGTTGTTTAAACTTGAGGGTGATCGTCGTGTTGCTTCCAGTGAAGTCAACAGTGAACGCACGCGCAAACGAGGACAGAGCAGCATAGCGGCTGCTGGTCGAGTACTGGATAAAGGTACGGCTGTATTTCGCTGCTTTCAGCTTGGAAGCCAGATCCGTCGCAGTGGCCGATTCAAGAATCGTTGAATCAGCCGAGGTAACGCCAAAGATGCGCGATACGCTCGCGGCTTCGATAGCCGCCGCCACACTGATAATGTCGGTGTCGGAAGGATAATCAGCAACCGGCACAGCAAGGTGAAGACCATACCATGAATTCCAGTCCAGCAAGGCGTTAACGGCCTGCAGGAGGCTTTCTGCGCTGCCTGTTTCGCCAGTGGCCAGCGTTTTTGCCCAGCGACCGACATACACAAGAGTCGGCTGCGGTTGCTGGGAGAACCAGATAACAGCCGCTGCATATTCCTGGCTGTCTACACCAAAGTCATCGCCAATATCATCAGCGCTGGAGTAAAGGCGCAGACGCTCAGAAATCGGAATAACAGTTGAGTCGCCTAGGATGAGCATTGAGCCAAAATTGCGCCCCTGCGCGGCCCGAGCAGAAAGCGTCACCGTCACGTTAGCGATACGGTTAAGGGGAAGCCCTTTTTCCATTTTAGTCTCCGGTAACTATCGTGACGTTAGGGTCAACGACAGATTTAACGTTGTAGGTACGGGTGTTTTTGCGGGAAAGGGTCACGGCAAGGTCATACCGGCGCACCCACTGGTTGTTGATCAATTCGGGGAGGTTTCGTATATCATCAGCGCTCACCAGCGACAAACCTGAGATTCGTCGCAACGTATCTGCGTTTTGATCTACAAACATTCCGTCGCGAAACCGCGTGGCCATCCCGGAACCGCCGGGGCCATAGAAACAGAAAAGCACCTGAATGCTTTCCCATGACCATTGTTCGCTCTGCTCTTCGCTTACCTGGACATTCGCGGGCGTGCCGGGACGTGAGAGCGTGGAGAAGTTAAATCCGCACCATGTCTCACCGTTCGGCGGTATTTTGGGCTGGGGATCGGTAAACCGGGGCAATACCAGGTTAACCGCAATCCCCGTCACGCCCCTTACCCATCGGCTCAGTTGCTTTTCCAGCTCCTTATCGTAATCAGGAGCATCCCCGACGGGGGTAAGATACCCAGGCTCTGTGCTGTCGTTACTCAACGGGAATTCCTCCGTTAAACTCCAGCAGCTCGCAATGTGCCTGCACGAACCCGGCACCGTATCGGGTGTACGGATCGACAAAGTTCACGCGGTACCTTCTGCCACTGTATAAAACGATATCAGCGTCGAGTTCTGGCGTTGAATCACTGACAGGCATCCCTTGCGTTAGCCTGAACTGGGTAACGATGAGGATGGCGCCATTGATGTTTTGCCCGGCGGCCATTCGCTTAGCCTCAAGCGAGCGATCGACGGTTACGACACCAGAGAACGGAATGGCCTGCGCGATATTGGTCGGGAAATTATCTTCATCCACTGTCTGCACCTGTCGATAACACACCAGTGAAAGGTCGACAAAGTCCGGATCAAGCAGAACATCAGTCACATCGAGAAACGGCATTATTTTTTCCTCACGACATACTGAATCGCTCTGAAAAGGAATCCACGGGCACGCAACGGCTTATCGCCAGGGATGGGCGGTTTCATTACTCTGCGCTTCTTGATGGTCTTTTCAGATAGCGGGGTCAGTCGATCGCCTGCCTCAATGACAGCCTTTGAGGCGTCACGCGCAATCTGTCCTGCGGCTTCAAGATGCATCGTCGCCACATCCGCTTTACCTTCAAGCGCAGACTGAGCGGCCAGCTTTAAACGCTCGGTCGTTTTATCCCGCGAATCCTCAATACCCATGTCCAGAAATGGCCTTGGTGGCAGAGTGACGGTCTCGCCGTCTATCTCTACGGTCGCCCCGGTGGACTGAAGATACCCCAGCTCAGCGTTGCTCAGCGGCGCATCATCGCGCGGAGGGCCTGCCGGGATACCAACCAGCACATCAGTGCCTGACAACTGCTTCAGCGCATCCAGAACGCTGCTGTAATTGTCTTCCCGAATCGTGAGCCCGCTTTTCATTCCGGCGTCCCCAGTTGCACCGCTCCTGCACCGAACATCATCAGGTATTCCCAGAACTCCGATCCATAACGGGAGTTGTTCCAGAAACCGGCATTGGGGTCCAGGGTTGCGCTGGGGGCATAGCTGGCTGAAACCTTATCCACTGATTTCGCCGTCTGTATGCCGCTATTGACGCCACCAGCAGTACCCACGGCCATACCACGCATATCGGCGGGGTAAAGGTACATGTAGTGCGCAACATACAGCCCGCCGATGTAGGGTATGATATCCACGCCAACGCGCGCTTCTCTCAGCAGGGCATCAGCAAAATTCAGGCGTGCCTGGATCATTGGCGTGGGGTACTTTGTTTCGTCAGCGAACTGCGGAAAGGTTGCCCTGAACTGCTCAGGCGTCGGCAGACTTTGATTTCTTGCCATTATCGGTAGTCTCCGGCAATTTCGCTTCGAGTTCAGCAATACGCGCGTCTTTCTCGGCGAGTTTTGCTTCCAGTTCAGCAATGCGCGGGTCTTCTGCTACCGCTGGCGCTTCACCATCCGGTGAGCAATGCGCTTTTACGAACCAGTGATCGGCAACCGAATCATCGACGCCATGGAAACCTGCAGCGAATGGCGTGATTTTCGCACCGTCGTTAAAGTTGAACGCGGTTAGTACATAGATTTTCTTCATCGGAATTCCTTAGAAAAAAAGCCCCTGTGAAGGGGCTGTATCTGGATTAAATGCCATCCATGTAGTTCAGAGTTTCCGGGTAAACCGGCTCAACCGCACCCAGCTTGCCGTAGTAGGTCACCAACTGATACAGGCCGCGATACTGGATCGGGACGCTCTGCAGTGGAACCATCGGGAAGCGAACAAACTTCTTATCGTTGGTGTAGGCCACCATACGATCGGTACCGCCCACACCGCGACCCTTCATCCATTTAACCGGACGAATGTTCAGCGGCTTGCCGTTCTGGTGGTAGGCGATGGTGTTCGTCTCCAGATAGGTCAGCAGAGACTGATTACCGGCGCTGGAAACGATGGTGCTCGCAATGAACGAATACTGTTCAGGCGGGATCAACAAATCTTCCGGCACTTTGGAGTAAGCGGAGCGAGCCCATGCATTGCTCAGTACCTGGTTAATGCTGGCGCGGATTTCGTCGGCGGTGGAGATCGGCCACGTTTTGGTCGCGTTGGTCGGCGTCACCTGAGACAGGTTAAGCAGCCCTTTAGCGCCTTTCGCCGCATCACCGATATAAACCTGCTCATCGGTATCCATGTTCCACTTAAGCTGCATGCCATCGTACTTCTGGGTATCGATAGGACGCCCGACCTGTGCCGCAGCATTCAGTTCGATAACGGTCCAGCCAAGCTCCATGCCCCATAATTCCAGCGGGAAGCCCTTTTTCTCGATATCAACGTTGACGCCTGCAATCGCAGTGGCCAGCGGGCTGATCCAGTTTTTGCCGTTGGCGTTAGGTGTACCGGCAGCGGCAAAGGTGGTGTTGGTGAAGGAGCTGATTTCGTCAGCGATAGAAACGTCTTCACGCAGCTGAATATCACGGCTCCACGTCTGGGAGGTCAGCGGCAGGTTCAGCGTTTGATCGAGGCGCTCCAGCTCGTGAATGAGAAAGGCACCAGAACTGTCGACTGTTGCCTGGTCAAATGTCATTGGCATTTGCGATTTCCTTAAATGTTAAAGGCCAGTTCAATGTTGCCGTTGGCATCGCCAGGACCATTGAAAAAAGCGTTGGTGATCTGCACGGTGTTCGCACCATCTTCGGCAGCAAGGAAGGCACCCAATGGGCTGGATGCGGTCGGAGTGGCCACGCGCATATACACAGCACCGCCAAGTGCTACAGAGCTGGCATCAACACCGAGATTCACTATCACATAGCCACGCTTCATGCAGTCACCCGCGAAGTTAAAGCCGGTACCAATCTGACGCACTTTGTCAGGCTGTGAGGCTGTCGGGTACGGGCGAACATAGATGCCCCCCACAACAGCAGCCGTATCATCCGCCTCAATCGGCACAAACTTGCCTGCGGAGAACTTCCCGGCGAGGCCGTATGCGGCGAATGCCTTCGCGCTGTCCAGTGTCTGAGGTTCAACCGTCAGATCCTGCGGACGAGAGATTGCACCGGCGATGCCTGCAGGCATCCGGTAGAGAAATGTGTTGTCCATTGGTTGCCTCGTTAGCGTTTAGTCCAGAGTTCCTTCGCGGCAGCGTTAATCTCCGCGATGGTTTTGGTGGTGTTGGAATTGATGTTGCGGAAACCGTCAACGGTCTTGGCTGCGGTATTGCGGTTTTTCGCCACTTCAGACACGGCATTGAATGCCATATCAACGGTCGCTTTTTTCAGTTTGCTGATATCGGCATCACCCACGATAGAGCGCACCATCGCCTGATCGGCAGTTGCCAGAACTGAGCGCTTGAACGCGGTAGGCTTTGCAGTGGCCGGTAACTGAATGCCAGGCTGAATCAGATCGGCACGATACGCGGCGTCACCAGTAACGGCCCCCTCTTTCTCGTCCTTCTCTTCGTCATCATCGTCCGCATCACCCGTTGCAGATGCCGGGGCGAGTTTAGCGACCGCCTCGATCAGCGCCTTACCCCACGCGGGGATTTCTTCATCAGCATCACCAGTCCCCGGAAGAGCTGGGCCCGGTAACGGGCTTTGCGGTGAGAGATTAATCACCACACCACCCGGCGTAATTGAAGAACTTACGTCGTCATCACCGGTAATGCTTTCCGGCGCGTTATCGACAAGATTCGCCATTTCAGCGGCGTCATTGGTTTTTCGGGCCTTCAGAAGCCGGGTAAACCAGTTTTTAGTTGTGCTAGGCATAGCATCCCCTATTTTACAACGGAAACCGGCCCGCCCGTTTGGGACAAGGGCCAGATGGTTACCGGTTATCGCAGACTGAATCGCGAGGCCGGGTGAGATTTCTTCG